GTAGAGTCAAGTGTAATACCATTGTCTAGTTGTTGCTGCGTAGCATGATCAGTAAGACTGCCAGTATAGTTAATACTACCTGTGCCAGTAGTTTCTAGCTCTCCACCCCAATCTCTTACAGTTCCAACTAAATTAAATCCATTTGTAGATACACTAGGTATTGTGTTGTCTACGCTTTGGTAACTGCTTGAGTTGCCTGTACCATTTGGTAACAGGTTTCCTGTGGTTATCTCTTCTGCACTTACTGCCCACGCTATCAAGAATGCAATTAACAATAAGTATCCACATTTAATCATCATCTCCATACAAATCGTACTCCGTTTCTATAGGTACAAATTCTTTTTTGTTATCTATAGCTGCTCTCCTTTTTAATTTTTCTACATACTTATCATAGTCTGGTCTTTCAATATCATACTTTTCCCATTGTGCTTTTGCCTCACCAGCTATCTTGCCTTCGAAAGGGCAAGGAGTCCCAGCGTGTTCCATAGCGCTAAATACTCTATCGTCCTGACAAAGAATTGCGATTGATGCAACTCGCATATTAAAATCATATAGGAGCTTTGATAGTTTCATCCTCTCGCAATTCTCATCAGTTATAAATGTACCACCAGCTACACCAAATCCAGTCATTTGCACACCACCACTTACTCCTACTACACATAGATCTTGTGAATAAGAACTCATGCTAGGTGCTATTGCAGAGCTTACTGGTATTGCTTGACTTTCTGTCGTGTTACTCGTGCTATTGGTCGTGGTGTTAGTCTGACCACCTGAGTAGCTGTTCGTGGTCGTTGACTGGTAACCACCACTAATAGACGTATTAGAGCCTGAAGTGTTTGTTTGATTAGATACACTATTATCTGTAGCATATGCCCACCCATACAGCCAACAAGATATTCCTGTTATTAATAATATAATTGATAAGATTTTCATTTTTTACCAAACATACCAGCTGCTGGTTTAAGTCCATATATCGCTCCAAAAATACCTATTAATAACCATTGATACCATTGAGGTAATCCATTAAAGTATTGAAAGAATAGATCTAACTTTTCTTTCATCATGTCATCACCAAAAAATACTGCATATGCAAGTACCAATATAGGTAATGATACTATCACAAGAACAAACTCATCTTTCCAACCATTGTTGTTGTCTGCTCTTACTTGTGCTTGATATTCTATCTCCCCTTGGGCCATGCGATACATATGATTTCGCTCAGCCATAGCTTCAAACCTCTTAGTTTCTTGTCTTTGTTGAAATACGTTTACTGCCGTTGAGATTACAGATCCAAATATTCCAAACATTAATTAACTCCTCGTAATAATAACTCTCTTACTACTATAATCATTTGTGTTCCTGCAACTATTGCCACAGTCCACAATATTTTTTTAATACTATTGACATCATCCTCAATGTGTCGCAAATGATTTTTTTCTATAGTTTCTATAGACTTGTGTATTAAACGAATGTCGCCTTTAATTCGTTCAATCTCTACAGTCAATTCATTATTGGTCATCATATTCGGCATCGCAATCCTCGCATGGCTCATCACATTCGCAATCTGGATAAGCATTTTCAGCTTCTACCTCTGTACCATAGATATCATGATCATCTTCTATTTCTAATAATTCTTTTAAATCATCCATATCGTTCTCAAGATCCTCTATTCGTTTTTTTAAAGACTCTAATATATTACTCAATTAGTTTGTTCTCCTATATATATAAAATTCATGTTCTCCACGAGTATATAGTGTACCTGTATCTGAGAAACCTAGCGAGTTTTTACACCATGCTTGTACTAAAACATTGGATTTAGGGGGTTCACACAGGCTTATAGGTATATTCCAGCTATCTCTAAACCAGTTCATAAGGTTAATTGTTCCTGTTGTATGAGCTGTGCCAGAGTTATCTCCTGTTACACAAGCTATAGATACTGCATCTACATCTAGGGTATATCCTGTATTCTTAAAATCTTCACCAGCTCTGTGTATACTGTAATGCCACACCATAGGTATAGATGAATCATATATAATAGTAAGCTCATTACATTGGTCTTTGTCTGTAAGTCCAGGAAAATAACTAGATGTTTTAAATAAATCATAAGCTGTTTGTGCTTCGTCTGTTGTAATATGATGTGGCTCGTTAGTTGTCATATCTGTGTAGTTGCTAGGCACAGGGTCAGCATTACTATTAATTACTTTTGTTATTACTCCGTTTTCAGTTACTGCATATTTTTTCATTAGTTAAACTCCACATAAACAAATCCACCTTCACCAGCTGTACCATGAGCAGCACTATTACCTCCAATTGCTCCACCAGCACCACCACTACCTATGGTTATAGTGTAACTGCTTCCATCTCCATCAAAGTCAGAAAAGGTTTTTTTGGCGAAGCCACCACCCCCACCACCTTGTCCACCTGTTGGTGCATTAGGTCCAGTATCATTACCACCTGCTCCACCACCACCTCGTGATGAATTGTAGCCAGTTTCACCTGTGCCACCTGGGTCGCCACCTGCTCCACCTGTTGCACCAGATGGATTAGAACCTGTGCTACCAGTAGTGTTTGTATCACCACCACTTGCAGTTCCACCTGCTCCATTAGGAGGTGATGAACTGTTTTCTCCACCTTTACCTCCAGTACCACCATTTCCAATGATGTCAGTTATTCCAGATTTAGCTACTTTAGATAGTCCACCATCAGAACCATGACCTCCTATACCTGGATTTTTTAAGTCTGAGGTTGCACCTTCTCCTCCCCCACCACCTGCTCCGTATACACGGAAGATAAGGTTGTTATAGTGAACACCAGATTGTAGTGTAAATGTACCACTAGATGTAAAAGACTGGTTACCAGAGCTTACATCAGGCAAACCTGTAGAACCTCTTTGTCCATAAGAATTAGAACCTGCATGACCTATTGTTGTAATTACTGGTGGCATTATGCGAACTGTGTCTGGCTAGTCAACATTGTGAAAGCTGCATCTCCTGTTTTAATTATACTGTATGTATATACATCTATGCTATTAGCATTACCAGATGAATAGGATGAGCCTCCTTGATTCTTTGGAGTTATACTACTACCATCTACTTGGAAAGCATTGTTGTATTTAGCTGAACTACCATTAGTAACTAAGAATACTGCAGTAACAACATCACCTGTGTCCATAATACTATTTAATGTTGTACTACCATCTCCTCTAAAATTAACTGTAAAGTTACCAGTTGCATCGCTAGTGTAATACAGTATTGATTGTGTTTTTAGATCATAATTTATTGTGCCAGTTGCTGCAGTCGCTGATATGGTTGCAGTTTCTTGTGTGTGTTTTGTAAGGGTACAAGAATCTAATGTCTTTTCAGATAGTGTAGCTACTAACTTGGCACTAGCAATACTACCTGCTAGTTCATCATTATCTACACCACCATTTTTAATTGATACTGCACCAGATGATACATCAAAGTTTGCACTAGCAAATGATGCTATACCTTTGTTAGATGTACTTGCATCTTCACCAGATATTGTAATTGTGTCTGTTGCACTAGCAGCAGTATCTATACCCTCTCCACCTGTAACAGTTAGGGTGTTGCCATCTGCAATGGTTTGATTAGAACCACTATCACCTGCAAGTGTAAAGTTTGACATAGAACCAGAACCATCTTGTCCGTCTGCACCACTATAGCTAAAGTGTACTCCTACTCCATCATTGTCAGAAAAAGTTCCGTTGCTTACTACATGAGTAACAGGTACTTTAGTGTAACCACTTGCATCTGTAACAGCACCACTAACTTTAAATAATGCAAAGGTACTGGCTGTACCCTCTTTTGTTACTGTGATTATACCTCTTGCTGTAGAGTTAGATACATCATCAAAGCTCTGCACATAACCAGATATGTCTGCACCTGCATCATCTGCATCATCTATATAAAGGATAGATACACTAGATAGAGTGCCATTGTTAAATGCAATCTTACCTGCACCTGGGTCAGCATCAGAGGTTGTACTTTCAAATGTCATAGATAGCTGTGAGTTTGTACCAGCTGCACCAGTTGCACCTGTACTACCAGTAGAACCAGTAGAACCTGTAGCTCCAGTAGAGCCAGTATCACCTTTATCACCATTTCTGCTGAAGTGTACGGATAAGGAATCACCAGCTGAGAATGTATTATTAGATATTAAATGTGTAACAGATAATTTGTTGTAACCACTAGCATCTGTAGTAGAACCTGTAATAGAGAATCTTGCATATGTTGATGGATCATCTGTGTCTACAATGTGTAGATAACCTTTGATCGTAGATGTGCTATCATCCCATGTTAAAACATCTGTAGATACTGTAGCACCATTTGCATCATCATCATCTATAAAGATAGTGTTGACTGATGAGTACGTTCCGTTGTTAAATGCTATCTCTCCTGCACCAGGATCTGTGTCTGATGTACCACTATCAAATGTATATTGATATCCTGGTATTGCTCCGTCATGTCCAGACTGTGCAAAGGTAACTGCTAGGCTATCACCTGCACTAAATGTGTTATTAGATACAAGATGTGTAACTGCAAGTTTATTATAGCCAGAAGCATCTGTAGCTGTGCCAGATATTTTAAATCTAGCATATGTACTTCTATCGTTTATATCTGTAAATTGCAGAACTCCTTTGTGTCCTGCTGTAGAATCATCCCATGTAATAGTTTCTGTTTGTGTAGTAGCTCCGTGTTGGTCAACATCATCTATGTAAATCTCTGTAACACTTGCATATGTACCATTATTAAAAGCTACCTCACCAGCTCCAGGATCAGTATCACTTGTACCTGAATCAAACTTGTAGAAATAACCAGGGTTAGCTCCGTCTATACCATTAGCTACAAATGAAATAAATACTTTGTCGCCATCAGACAATGTGCCTGAAGAAGCTACATGAGCTACTGTTACTTTAGTATATCCTGTAGCATCTGTTACTGAGCCTGTTACATCAAACACTATGTACTTAGTAAGTGTTCCTGCATTTTGTATTCTTACTCTACCTCGTTTGCTGTAGTTAGTTTGGTTATCGTCAAATGTTTGTACCCATGTAGCAACATCTGTTCCGTTTGCATCTGCATCATCTATATATAATTCAGTAACACTAGAGTATGTAGTGTTATTCATTCTAAATCCACCAGCTCCTGGGTCTGCATCTGTAGTAGTTGTGCTATATGTAAATAAAGCTGAATCTCCACCTGCTGGTAAGAAGTCTGCGACTGTAGTCAAATCACCTGATGAATCAAATCCTAGTGTTTTACTAGCTCTTGTAGTAGCATTGTCTGTAAACTCTGATGATGATATTGTATTAGTTCTTGATACTTTAAATGACCTGTCTACCTGCTCTTGTAATTCTTGTATAGCAGCAAGGTTCTTATCAAATGCACCCTCTACAGAATCTGCTGTAAATGGGTCGTTTTCTACTAAGTCAAGTGTTTGTGTCTGTGTTGTAGATCTTCTAATAACTACTGTTTCAGTAGCCGTAGGTATATGTCCAGATTCAAAAACTACGTTACCCCCTGTTGCAACTCCTGCACCAGTTACTGTATAATGTGTTGTTAAAGTTTTAACAGTTTCTGCACCAGTAGATGATCTTATAATAACCTGTATATCTGCATCTGCAGAAATTTTAAACTGATACGCAAAGGTATCGTTAGAACCATCACCAGAATAACTGTTTTTTATAATCGTTGTTGATATTGCCATATGCTTATTCCTCTACTATTTTATCATAACATTTATTATATTTCTATCATCGCTCTTCAAACTTCCTTGCTTGATTGTTACCATTTTTAGCGACTTCTATCATTAAAGTATAAAGTCTGTCTAAATCTTCTACTATTTCATTTTCTGTAGGCATAAATTTAGATATAAAATTTCCTCCAGACATTGTATTTTTTATTAATGCTAGTAAATATTTATCTTCTATAGGTTTTCCAGTTTGTTCGTCTATTAAATCATAATCATTTTTAATTTTAGCTAAAATATCTTTAGCTGTTGCATTTTCTATGTTTTTCTGTGTATCTAAAATTACTTGTTCTAATTCTGGTACTGCACGTAAATCATACATTGTTTGAACTAATTGAATTGCTTTTCGTAATTCACTTATTATTTTAACTTGTTCTTTCATTATTTGATACAAACCAAAATCTGATCTTGAAGTTATTTTTTCTAAAGCTGCAGTTCGTTCTGTTTCATCTTGTATTGCCATTGCAGCATTAAAAGCTCTATCTACATTTTTAAATGTGTTCCAATTTTCATAGAATTTTTCTAAATGACTTGATGACATACCAGGTTGTCTAATTACAAATGCTTGGATGACAGGTAGTTTGTCAATGTTCTTAATCCAATTACTTGAGAAAGGTTGGGGAGGTGTATCTACAAAACCTAATTTTTCTGCTGAAAAATCGTAAAGTTGTTTAAATTGTTTACCTATTCCACCTGTCCATGAATCATAGATATAATCAATTTGTATCGGACTTTTTAAAAATTTAGGTACTCGCAAATCAGCAAAGATAGAACTAAATTGTTTCGCAAATTCTGAAGTTCTAAGAGTTGATTCATATTCAGGTAAATCATCATTTCTTAAACTCTCAGGAACAATAGGTCTGCCTGTAAAAATAGATTTGTTAAAGTACAATTCTCCAAAAGGCCTTAAAAGATCTGCTTGCAATGGATTAAATGTTGTTGCCATATTTGCCAAACCATCTAATAAGAGATTGTTAGTAACATCTGGATTTGTGCCATAAATATAATCTAATGTTCTTTCTATAGAAGAACCAAATAACAACCCTAATTCAAAAGGTTTTGGTATTGTTATAAAATATTGTTCACTATCTGCCATTGCTTCTCGCATTGCTCTTTCTTCATCTGGAGTACCATCTTTTTTAACATAAATTTTTAAATATTTTTTATATAGCTCTTGTGTTTTACCTTTGCCAACAGGAATATTCCAAAATAAATCTTTACGCCATTGTGGCAATCTTTGATATAATGGATCATCATGATTGCCATACCAAAAATAAATACTAGGAGCAGTAATATATAAAGCTGATTTCAATAAAGTTTGTCCTGGTCTATTTTTTAAAGCATCAAATAGTTTATCGTAACCTCTAATACCAGATGTATAAAAAGCATTAAGTGAATTTACTCCCTCAGCAATATATCCTTGTTTTGCAAAATCAAATAAATCTCTAGCTTCAAAACCAGCTCTTTCTAAAATTTCTTGTTTTGTTAATTTACCATTTTTGTCTAATTTTAAATTTAATTTTTCTAGGTTCTTTTTTACATATAAAAATTCACCTAATTTTGTTGTTATTTCTGATGCTTCTGCACCAGCTCTTAACAATTCTACAAATCTATTTAAAGGATTAGGATTAATTTGATTGTCTAAAGTTCTCCCTACTAATTGTTTTCTTATTGCATCATCACCATATTTTCCAAATTGTATAAAAGTAGACTGTAAAGCACCACTTCTCATAAAATCATCTAATACTAATTGAGCTTTTTTGTTTCCTACTTTTGCTTGAAGCATTGTCCAAAAACCCTGAAAAGTTCTTACAGTAGGCACAGCAAATCCATTTCTTGAAACAACAGCACTAAAAAAAGTATCTCTAAAAAGGTTTTTAGCCCAATAAATAGGATCAAGTATTACACCTAAACGTAATGTTTTTGTTGGTAACGAAAAACCTTTCATAAAACTTTTGCTAAAAAATGCAGCAAAAGAATTTGTTCCTGTAAGTGGCTCAATTAATTCTTTTGGAACAGTATATGTTTCTTTTTTACCTTTTCTAAAAACAGATATTTGATTACCATTAACAAAACTATCTTTTCTAAATATAGAAAAATTTTCTACCCCAGCTTTTCTTAGTAAATCTTCGCTTACATTAAAAATGTCAGCTAATTCTTTTGTTGTAACTTGAAAAGATTTTGTAACTTTTTTTGTTTTTTGAATTCCTAAATCTTTAGCTAAAGCTGGATTTTCATCAATCATATCAAAAAAAGATTGTAATGCTTTATTGCGTTCTGCAAGTTCTACATAAAAAGCTGTGTTTCTATAAGTTTGTTCTATAGGATCTTCAAACTTACCTCTAAGTACCTTGCCAATTTTTTTAAGTGGGCTACGCACTTTTTTTGCAGAAGGTCCTTCTATGTCAAAACCTTCTCTTAATTTTGCAAAAGGAAAATAATCTTTGTTCATTTCTTCTACTGCTTTTCGTAGTTCTTTAGTTAAAAGACCTGCATCTTCTAGTAAATCTAATTGTGCTTTGTAAAATTTATTAAGTTCTTTATTTGCAGCTTCATATTGTTTTTCTAATCTTTTAACATCCTCTCTAGCTCTTTTATAATCAAAAGGTTTGCCTTCTTCTAGCTCTATTTTAATACCACGTTTTTCTAATTCTAATGCACGTTTTGATGCACGATACAATTTAAAATTATCATACTGTTGCTGATTTTTAATAAAACTAAAAATATTTTTTAATGCTTTACTGTCGTAATATTCACCTGTAAAAATATTATAAGGATTTTTTTCTGCCCAATAAAATGCTTTTTCTATACTTGCTGGTAAGTTTCTAAACAATTCATATGGATTTAATTTAGGAGTTTTTTTATCAAATAACTCTTTTACAACTTTTTTTATTGGAAATAATTTGTCAATAAAATTAACATGAAAATTTTCTTTCAATGCTGTTATATTGTCGATTGTTGTATCTTTCCATTTTTTAACACTATGTTCACCACTAAAAAAATCTAGGTTGCCTATTTTAGCTTGATCTATTTCTTTTTTATTAAATGGTTTAGGCTGATCAGGTGTTTTGCCTTGCCATTTTTTTAAATTAATAGATATTGTTTCTTTAAACAAAACTGGTTCTTTTATTATTTCCTTAATTACTTCATAACTGTTTTTAAAATCTTGACGTATTTTTTCATTAGCTAATTTAGTTTTACCTAATCTACCTACATTCATAGCGCCAAACAATAGAGCATCATTTATTAAAGTTTCTTTTGTAGGTAATTGACCAGTCAAAGCAAAACCCATAGCTTCAAAAGCTACAGTTTGAGTAACAGCACTTGCAACTAATCCTTTTGCTCCAACTAATCCTGGAAATGCTAAACTTGCGCCTAATTGTAAACCTGTTGTTGCACCTTCTGCAACTCCTTCTTTAATAAAAATATCCCACCATTCTTTAAAATTATCTACATCTCCTCTTTGTAATGCTTTTAAATATGTTGTTTTTAATGCTTGGTTAACGAATCCTCCAGAAAAACCTATTGCAAATGGATTACCTCCAGTAGCCAAAGCAGCTGGTGCTGCACCTATTGCAAATGTAGGAATATCGAAAAGAAGGGCTGTTCCAGATTCAAGCAATCTTTCTAATATTCCTGTATCTTCTGGTTCTTCTGCAAATGCTTTTTCCCATCCATAACCAAGTTCAGTATTAAAATAATATTGCGACATCAAAGATATATTGCTTTGCCCAAGACCTCTATTCCAATATTCAGACCATTCAGCTTCTTCACCTACCAATGAATTTCTAATAGTTTGCCAATAATTACGAGCTTCTTTTCTAACATTGTTATGCTTTGTTTTTAACGCATCTATTTTTATAGTAGTATCTTCTTCTACAATTGGCGCACTTTTATAAAGTGGTATTTCTTCTGTAACAAGTGGTGCTTTTTTATATAAAGGTGTTGCCATTATGGTTTTTCTCTTATTTCTTGTGTATCAGGATCAATAAATTGACTACCACTTGGTATTTTTAAATAATCATTATCATCTTTAATTATAAAAATACCATCTTGATTTCTGTCAACTCCATCTACATCAGCATAACTTTTAGGATCTGGTTTTTTCTTTTTTAAACTTACTGTTGTGCCTTTTGTTTGATCAATATATTCATTTATATTCTCATCCTGAGTAATAGAAAACTCTGTAATATCACTAAAAATGTAATATTCTGAATCTTGATCTAACAAATCTTTAACAGTATATCTTTGACCTTTTTTTGAACCTTCTTTTATTTCTTGAAAAATTAATTCATTAAATTCTATTGTTTTGTTTACTACATAATTAGCATATCTTCGTTTACCAACATTAGTTTTAATTTTTCCTTCTACTTGATCATCATAACTTTTAACTTTTAGATTAAACAATCTATTAGCTTCTTTAACTTTAGGTTTTTTCATTTCTGATATTTTGTTAAGCAACTCTATTTTAGAAGAAGTATTTAAATCAGGATGACTTATAATATTAAGATTATAATATTTAGGTACCAACTTGTCATTTGATAGTATTTGATTACCATCAGTAATTTCACCAATAGTTATTTTAAATAATAAATCTTGAAAAATTAATGTATCATCTTTTACTTTACCTGCATTTTCTACAATATCTCTTCTAGCTCTTACTAAACTATTTATTTCTGTAGAAGTTAATCCTGCATTTACTCCATCTGTTCTAATTTGTTCTTCAGTAATATAGGCTGTGGGGTTGTTTATATCAAAACCAGTTAAAACACTTTTTGTTAAAGATGCAAGACCTGCATCTTTTCTTTTTTCTTTTTCTATTTTGAATAATTGTTCTTGTTTACTCTTTTCGCCTCTTGCCCATGCTAACAATTCATTTTTCATATCAACTGGTATTGCTTTACCCTGATATTCATCTTCATTCTCAATATAATTAATAACTTTATTCCAATCGGTTACTTTATCATTTGCAAAGTCTTCGCTTTCAGGATCATATAATTCATTGTTTTTTAAAAAGATAGTACCTTTTCTAAATATTGTTTCAAATGTAGTTTTTAAAAATAATCTTTTTTCAGCATCTATTTGTGGTTGTGAACCAGTACCATCTATAGTGTTTGCAACTTTTGCATCTTTATCTATTTCTTTAAGTTCTGATTCGTACCAATTCCAAACATTTCCACTATCAATACTTTCTACTTTCAATCCGTCTGGTGCGCTATATCTTGCAGTTTTTCTTCTGTTAAGACTTATTAAAGAATCTAATCTTAACTTGTCTTGTTTTTCTGCTCTAAAAATACGTCTATTATTATTAAATATTGTATAATAAGCAGATTCAAATTTTGCAAAAGCTCTTTCATCATTTTTAAATATAATATTTTTTAGATTATTGAGTTCTTGTTTTTCAAAGGCGTTCCATTTTAAGTTAAATTCCTCTGGTGTCCAATTAGCAAAATTAGGATCTTCTTTCCATTTATCCATTTGGAGCTGTATCCTTCTTTCTAATTTTGCAGCTTCAGTAGAATTTTTATTTTGTATTCTAACATTTTCTTCCTTTTCGTCTTGTTTAGCTTGATAGTTAGCTATTTTTGTTATTACTTCTTGAAAACCAGTACCAACAGCTTGTCCTGCTGCAACACCAATTAAATCTAAACCACCACCTACTGCTGGTTGGGCTATTCCATCTCTCACAGGTCTTGTTGCTCTTGCACCTAATCTTGCTCCAGTTTGTTTAAATATATCTATTGACATCTTATCCTATTGTACTCCCTGGTAAATCTGTCCTTCCTAATCCTGCTATGGGACTTGCTCCAGCAAAGGCTCCTTGTTGTCCAATTATTGAAGGTTGTTGATCAGTTGTTTTTGGTTGTTTTCCAAGATAATAAGTATTAGCAATTCCTGATATTAAATTAACACCTCTATTATATGCTTCTTTATTTAATGCACCTGCAAGTCTAAAATCCATTTCATCTAAATCCATAGTTAATCCTTTTTCTACCCAGTATAATGTATCATTTAAATTATCTAGAACAGTTTGTGATTCTAATAAACTTGATCCTTCGCCCATTGCAATTCCTCTGGCAGCTTGTGCAGCTCTTTTTTCAGATAATATAATTGCTGCTCTTTCATTTGCCTGTATTCGTTGTTGTACTGCTTGTACTTCTCTTCTTCTTTTATCTGCCTTTGCAGCTCTACGAAGTTGCCTACTTTGATTATAAGAACCAAGTAAACTTACTGCTGTTGATGCTCCAACTGCTATTGCTAACCAAGGTATTCCCATATTAATCTGTTGTTACTAATGTTCCAGTAACTGCTAGAACTGTCATAGGTAGGGGTTGTGTTTGCTTTATAATTATCTGACCATCTCTATCCCAACCTAAGTTAGTAACTCTTTTATCTCCTGTAAACGCTGGTATTGGCTCACCCATTGCATTTGCCGAACTTCTGAATGGAAGTTGGTCGTTATTAATAGTTACGCCAACACTATCTAATAATCTTACAATAATTTCATTATACCTTTTTTTCCTGCCTTGTGCAGTACCTGCTTGTGCAGTACCCTCTGGTCTTAAGGTTTTTATAGTAGAAACATAACCAAGACCTACCTCTATTGTTTTACTTTCAAATGTACTTGGAAGACTAACTGTTACTGCTCCGTTAGTAACTTTTTGTGCTGGATATACTGCATCATCTATAAGTATTTGTACTGTTTCGCCTTCTAAATGATCTAAACTTGTTACTGTTGTAGATGATCCTGTAACTGTTCCTGCAAGTCCAGAATCTTGATTTAGTGTACTGTCTAAATATTCTACATATTGTACTGTTGATCCGTTAATTAATCTTTGCACAATAATATAAACTGTATCTTCTGATGCCTCTGATATTGTTGTAATACTTTTTACATCTGCATGAGTTTCGTTTTGTATTGCAAGTCTTACAGGGCTACTACTATCTACTGTTAAAAATCCTGTGCTTTCTGGTGTAGTTTCACTAATAGTTACTTCAGCACTAGATACTGTAGCTGTAAAATCTGCATGACCATTTATAGTTGTCTGTAAATTACTTGCTGTCGTATTGTTATTTGTTTCTGTTTTAAATTCATTTGTTCCTGCAGTCCCTGTTGTAGATGTAAATGTAACAGTTGTGCCATCTGATTTTGTAAAAGTAAGTGTAGAACCTGATACTATATTTGCATAATCAGAAACTGTAACAGTACATGATTGTGATTTACCACCTATAATATGTCTATGCCATGCAAGTATTTTTTCGTCTTTTAAATATGTAAGTCCAACTAGCTCACCATCATCTCTTACTGCATATAATATTCTGTCTGGTTCTTGTGCATATGCTAAATCAACAAGACCTGTGCCTGTTACATGATCTGCTAACAAGTTAAGATCTGGAGCTATGTAAGCATCATCTGCAAATCTAAACTCAAATGCTCTTACCTTTTGTCTTTGTCTTTGCACAAATAATACAGCATCATCAATTTGTACTGGCAATGTACTATGTGTTCCATATGTAGTTTGTTGTGTAATATTTACATTGTCTGGTTTTAATGGCTCTCCAGTAGGTCTAGCGACTTTGAATTCACCACCTGCTGTTAAAATAATAAGATCTCTAGCTGGTGCTAATGCTCTAATAACATTTACCTTATTAGATGCAATAGTATATATAAATGCGTCAGATGCACTTGCATCATCTACATCAAAATTATCGAACAATCCAGACTGTGATGCAAATATAGTTTGTGGAAATGATGTTGTTCCACCATAAATTAATCGTTGTTCAAAAAAAGTAACAGCTTTCGGAAACCCTGTTGTATCTGAAAATGTGCCTAGTTGAAAAGCTACTGTTGCATCTGTATTTGCAAATGCTTTTGTTATAGTGCAAACAACAACTGTTGTACTTGTTCTGCTAGTAATAACTGCTTCACCACTATTGAATTTTATAAGTCTACCTACATCTGTAGTTTGAAAACCATCACCACCATTAATACCAGTTGTTGCAGATGCTGTTATATCAACACCTGTTCCTGTACTTGCTGATGCTGGTGTAAGAGTTGTAGTTGTAGTATTAGCATCTAGATATGGACCAGTTGCACCAAAATCTACATCTGCAAGTGTCCAAGATGTATGTCCTGTTCTCGATAGTTTCTCTGGCTCATGTAAAGGATGTACTATATACATTACATCTGCTGATTGTGCAAATTGTAAATCAAATACTTGTGCTGATGTATATGGTGTTGCAATTTCGTAAACCTTTGCTGCAGTACCACCTGATGTGTATGTAGTATAGTTAGTAGAATTTACACCTGACAATTCAAATGTATGTGTTGTTACATTTGCTATCGTGTATCTTCTGCCATTTACCTCTGTCATACCAACAACATCATTAATCCAAACATGGTCGCCATTGCTATAACCATGAGAAGTTGCTGTTACAACTGCTGGGTTTGCTTTTGTAATAGCAGATATAGATTTGTCAGCCTCTGTTATTTGTCCTTGATCTTTAAAAAATCTTATATACTGATTGCCAAACTCTAACACATATGCTTGTTCATCATTAAATTCGAAAGGTATAAGTCTTGTAGTATTCGCAGAGTTTTTGACTTCACATATGAATCTACTGCCACTTCTTCTAGTTGCACCACCTTGTGGAAACACAGTCATGTTCTCTAGTGTTTCTACACCATTGCTATACTTGTCAAGATTAGTCTGTCCAAATAGTTTAGGACTAAGTTCACCTGCAGTAAAATTTGTTTGTATTGGATGTGTTCTAGCCATTATCTTCTAAAATCCGTAAATGTATCTGAAACAAGATCATCAATAAACCCTTCTTGTCCATCAATACTACGAGCTTCAGAAATTTTAAGCTGGTATAGCTTATACATTTGTTCTTGTACTTTTAGACTATTAGTTACTGGATATGCTAAGTCAGATGCAAGTTTAGTAATTAATGTGTCTACAAATAAAGAATCAAATAGTGTTGTGTCTGTAATCCTTGCAATATAAATTATTTTGGCAGTTTCTTCATCTGTTAACAACACCCTGCCTTGTGTTGAAAAATTTTCTACTTTGAATATATAATCCTCATACTCCATAGCTAATACTCTTAGACAATAAGGATCTGTAGGTAAAGCATATTGGTAATCATAGCCATATACAGGTGAGTCAGAAAGCTGTGTCAAACTTGCTCTTGTTATTGCAAAGTTCCAAGGATGACTTCTTAAACAAGCATCTCTTGCATCTTCGTAAAAAGCATTACATAATCTAGCTCTTTCTGAATCATCTGTTAAGGAAGTTATAGGATCATCTCCTAATCTTCTAAGTGCGTTTGAACATATTGAAACTTCTGTTGCCATAATTCACCTTGTAAGAGGGTAGCCGAAACTACCCCCTCTTGTTGTTTTTAGTCTACAACATATGTAACGATTAGTGTTACATCACCAGCTGCTGCTGTTGCTGCTGCATTAGACATAGTTAAAGCGATTCTTAAAGCTCCACCTGGGTCTGATGATAAACCACCATCTTCCCATGCAAAGTTAGAAACTGCATTAACATTTCTTGCCTCGAAAGCAACTTCAGCTCCACTAGTTTCTGCAGCTTGTAAAGTTGTTATAGCTGTTGCATAACAATCTTCATCAAGAACAGTACCATTCTCATAATATAGACCTACATTGGCTGCCAATGATGGTGAGCCATTAGAATCTAAATCATCATTAAAGAGTTTGATTGATAATACTTTTGCATTAGATGGAATTTGTACCATCATTAATACATCATCATTATCAATGTCGCCTGTTCCTGCTGCAATCGTTCCACTTGCTACACGCATCCTGCCCTCTAAACTTCCAGTTTCTAGGACCTCTCTAGGCGTTGCGTCTAGTGCTGTAATTTCGACTGATTTAGCTGTTGCCATTTTTGATTCCTCCTATTAACTCTCAGTACATTCTATCTCAACAACTTTTTCATCTTCGATACGAGTTGCACCGATAGTCATTGACAAGAATACCTGTGTTGCATAATTTTTGTCTGCTCTTTCAGAAATTCTAGTTTGAATATCTGAGCCGACAGCAAGGCCGATACCAGATTTAGCAAATGCTAAAACTAATCTGTTGCTAGATGAATTAGTATCTAGTCTTTCTGTTCTGATAAATTTGAATCCCATAAAAGTATCAATTTCACCCTGAACAAGTGCTTTAACAGAGTTAAAGTCTGCAGATGTAATTTGTGTTATTGCTAACAAATCTGATAGTTGTTTAGATGTGCATACTAAATATCTTTCCTCTTCAGGATCAATATCAGCAGCATCTAAGATTTCTTTTGCTTCGATCAGTTTTGTAACTGATAATCCAGCAGAGCCGTGAACAATTTTTTGCCCAGATGGTAATGCTACTGTTGTACCACCAGCTACGCCACCAAAGGCATTACCAGAAGCTGCATCAATAATTGCATCATCCATTGCTCTTCCCATAGCCCATGCACCTGCTTGTGCATATTCAGACTGTGGGCTGATAAGCATCCTTACTTTATCTTCTTGATCAATTAAGTCTGCCCAATCGTAATCATCCATACTTACTTTCCTACGTGAGTGAGGTGTGTCAACTCTTGGAGTGTCGCTATGTCTGGATGTTCTTTTTAGCGCAGCAGTTGAGCCAATTCTTTCGAAGAAATGAGATTTACCGACAACTGTTTCTGTACGAACTGCATCTCTAAGTCTTGAACCTTTTTGCTGTGCCAAATGAAATACATTACTTTTATATTGTTCTATAAAAGCTGTAGTTATTTGTACTGACATATTTCAGTCCTCCTATAAAAATATATTATCGGTATTTATCCAAATGGGATACCTTATAAAATACGTTTTATCAAACGGATGTTTAACGCCTATCATGGCCACCCCATCTGTTATCCTTACGGGCAGAACTTTGGTATCTTAATTATAGCACAAGAAAATTAATTTCCATAAACTTTTTCGTGCAATTGCCTCATTCTTTCTACCATTGATTTATGATCTCTATGTGAAGAATCAAAATATGGATTCTTAGGATCAGCCATAATTTGTTCTATTTCTTGTTTCGCATCAAGAGTAGAAGCTGCAATAGTATTGTTTTGTGTGTTCTTTGCCATTTCTTCTGTAACTTCTTGACCTAATCTAGCAAAAAATTTAATCATAGCTGGATCATTACCTGCTGGTCCGTTGAGAACTTCTTTAAGTCCTTCATCACCATATACATCAATAGCTCTCATAGCAGAACGCAGATTCTTATCATAGTCGTAACCCCATTCTTGTTTTAGAGTTTGCTCTGCTTCTTCTCGTTGCACATTCATTTGTGCTTCTTGCAACTGTCCACTATTATCTATTTGATTTACTTGATACTGCAATAAGGCATTTACCTGGTCGTTGTTAAGTCCTATCTTATGTGCAACATTCTTAAATTCACCTACTGCAGTTTCATTGAAATGTTGTTTATGAGTATCTGGAATAGATAAATCATACTTTGTAGGATCTGTAGGTCTGCCTAACTTGTTATACAGTTCTGCTTTCTCCTCATCATTTTTAGGTAATGGTATTCTACTACCTATCATTTTTTGTTGATGAACTACTGTCTTCGCTAATGATTCTACATCATTTAGATTTTGCAAAGTTGGTTCATTTCTAAGTTCTTCTGGCAAAGATGATTTCCAATCAGTTTCTGTTTGATTATCACTTATGCCAGATCCTAATACAGATTCAGAATTTTGTTCTGTTTCTGGAGTAGGGTTGTCTGCCACTTCTGTGGTCGTTTGTTCGTCAGCCATTATTATTATCCTCCTTTAAAAGATTTAGTATTCTGACTATTACTGCTCTTTGCCCTTCCTTAAAAGCAGTTTCATAAGGATCTTTACTAAAAGAACTCCTATGGTAATAAGCTGATGTAAGATCAGCTAAAACTCTTTCACCTTCTGGTGTGCTAAATGTTGCTCTATAGTCTATCTTTTGTTGTTTTAATTCTTCGTCTGAATTTTTATGCTTCACCTGCTACCTCTTCCTCAAGCTCTCCAGCTACTTGTTCTAATACTTGTTGTGCGCCAGGATCTGCTGCATCTTTTAATGCTGCTGATTGTTTAGCTGCAATCTCTGCTTGTTGTTGTTGCATCATCATTTGCTGTTGCATCATCTGCGCCTCCATTCTAGCTTGTCTAAGTTCATCTACTTCTGCTCTACCTCTAAGTACAGATTTAGGTACACCAAGTAATTCGGCTCTCATTCTAACTGCCTCATCATTATTCAAGATATCCATGACTGATGGATCAGCTTGTCCTAGTTGCATAGCTAACTGATACAATCTTTCTACTGCAACTGCTTCTTCCATACGCTGTGATCTTGCAAGTGGACCTACATATTCAATATCTATAGATTGTCCTTGCAATAATTCTGGTGCTGGTAGAAAAGCATCTGCTCGGAACATAATACCAAACACTCTCTCTATAAGTGGGTTTAAAAACTCTGATTGGAATCTACCAAGTGTAGGACCTAGAAGTCTTTGCATGAGTTCGTATCTTACTTGTACTTCTGTAGCTGTCATTTGTGGTCCTTGTTGTAACTGTAACTGGTCTGAATAGTATGCTTGTCTTATTGCAGTTTTAAGTTCGTTTTCTTTGAAAGCATTTAATTGCATATTTGCACCAGACTGAAATGGTTTTACTGCAGCATCACTTCTAATAACTGTAATACCACCAGGTGTCATTCTTACTCTACCTATAACACCATCATCCTGTACTAATAGTGGAGGATCAATGGCCTTTGACCATGCTTTAAGTCCTAGCTCTACAGCTTTGTTTAATGTTTTAATATCTGGTAAAGCATTGTAGGACGGAGAACGACCATATACTTCACCAGTAGCCTTTGACCATCTAGGTACAAGATATGGAAACTCATTGTATCCACCAGTTCTAACAACCATCTTATCTTGTTCACATACATGACAAGAATGGAATGGTAACTTTGTATTAGATTTACCTAATGCTCTTTCATAATCTTCTGTAGGTTCTACTGCGTGAATAAAATCAAACTTTTTATCAGGTTTCATTCTAGCTGCTTCTTGTATTTTTGGTCCTACATTTTCTTCACCAAATTCTTGTATTGCTTGTCTTGCAGTTAATTTATATCTTCTGTATAAACAATCTATATATCCACTTACATTTTCTCCAATGTAAAATTCTGATATGTGCATTGTTTTAAAATGTATAGAATCTATATCGTATCCCTTATTACCTTCCTCTACAAATAGACATCCTGTTCCTATAGAACAAAGATCAAGATATAGTTCATGTACTTCTGTGTTAAAATTAGTTTGGTTAAATACATCGTACATTCTTCTTGCAGAATCTTCTAACCATAACTGCACATCTCTATCTTGATTTATTTCATCATCTCTAATTTTTAAATGAAACCATTGTAGTGATGGTGATGTAAGAGTTCCCTGTAAACTAGCAGCTAATAAATTGTTTGCAGTTATAGCTGTAGAATCAAACAAGACCTCAGTTCTTTTATCTCCTTTTACTCTAACAAAAACTACATCTGCTTTACGAGGCATAACATAGTCTAATATTTCTTGCCAATGATCTTCCCATGTGCCTCTATTAGATGACATCTCTGAGTATCTTTTTTTTATATAATCAAACTTTTCCACTATCTACCACCTAACAATGTTTTGCCAACATTAGCTTCTTCTTCAACACCAGTACCACCAGTTAAAATAGTAGACATATAACCCATTTGTTTACCAGATATAAGTCTTTGCCTTTCTTGTTGTGCCATAGCTTCTGCTGCTCTTTCTCTTTCAAGAAGTTCTGCATCAGGTCCTGCTGGTAACTTTGGCATTTTTGGCGATAAGACAGGTCCAATAATTGGTATAGATCTTACTGCTGAACCCATTTACAGTCCTCCTTTTGCATACCATATAATGCAATGTCATATAGTTTATCATGTTTTTTCACAAAATTCTTTAAATATCCTTCTTGTTTGAAACCAACACCTTCAATTAATTTTCTAGATTTAGTTTTATGAGAGTAACAAGTTGCAGTAACTCGCTGACATTTTGCTTGATTAAAGATGTAATCAAACATTAATTTTATAAATCTTCGTTGCACGTGTTTAGGAGAATCAGATGCTATATGCACATAAATATTATTCCCATCATAATTACAAAAAAGTATTACACCTACAATATTATCCCAGTCATCTAGAAAACCAATAGTAACATAATCATCAGTATCTATATCTGCTCTAGGTTGTAGCCATTCATAAAACTTTTTTTTCCAAGATTGATCTAGTATTGGTTTAATCATTATCCACCTAATAAAGTTTTTTTAGTTGTTGCAGTTTCACCTAAACCTTCTGCGCTTGTCAATATCGTTGAACCACCATATTGTGATGCAAGTCTTTGTGCAGTTGGTTGGGCAACTTTTTCTGTCATTTGCTCTACTGGTGCTGGTGTCGGTTTTCTAGATTTTTTACCAATCTTCAAAGCACTTGATATTGCTTTACCTGCAACAGAGCCAATAATACTAGATACTATAGCTGCTGGTCCACCCATTATTTTTTACTCCTTTTCTTTGGTGCATTTTTATGCACTTCTGTGAATGACTTACCTTTCAACAGTTCTTTTTTTATCTTTGCAAGTGTAGCTTTTGTATGATGTTTACTATGTCTTTTCAAAGTTTGTTCTTGTCGTTTAGTAAGTTTCTTCATTTTTTCTTTGCAGTTTTAGCTGCCCTTCTAAAATTAGCTGCAGTTGGTGCGCCTTTAGATCCAGGCTTTCTCATTTTTTCACCACTACCTGCTTTGATCCTTTTACGTTTTTTATGTATGTTTGCATACAGTCCTGGTTTTTTCGCCATTATTTTTTCTTCCTCTTCATGTTTTTTGCAATAGCATTAGCTACAGCTTTTGGCATCTTTGGGTTTTTTGCCATTAATTTTTTTGCACCATTTTTCTTTTTTGGTGGCCTACCTTTTTTACTTCCGTATGTTCCTTTACCCATTGGCATAATATATTCCTCCTATGCTCTACTAGTTTTTTTCTTCTTGTGTCTGTTAGCAAAATTTCTTGCTGATTCAACACTAGCAAATCCCCATTTTTTTAGGGCTAATGCTTTTCTGGTTGGTCGGCCCTTACTATCTTTCATAGGGCCTTTCATACCAGCAAATCTTGCAGCGAAACTAACACGTCTAGGGTTAGTGCCTTTACTGACAGGAGGTTTTAAATTAGATCCTTCTTTTTTTTTAAAGTATCTTCTACCTGCTGCAGTAAGTCCACCAGTTTTACTTTTGTGTTCTTTTCTCATGCAAAGATATTAAACTCCGATTCAGCCTGAATGTTCATAGGCTCATAGTTTCTAATTCTTGCTTTTCGTAATGACATAACTGCATAACGCATAGCAGATATAACATCATCATGAGCTGCAACAATTTTACCATTCTTCCTATGATACATTCTTAGCTCAGTTAAAAGTTTATCTTGATTCTTAAAAATTTTCAATCTTTTTGTTTGCATTCTTGTATATATTTCCATAATACCAGCTTCAACTGAGTTACCACCTGAACCTTCTTTCTGTCCCTGTGCTGGTGGATTACTAAAATGCTCTTTTGTCATATTCACACCTTCTGACCTGTACTGCTCAGTAAGTGATTTACCAGAACCTTTGTCAGCTTGTCTGCCGTCCATAGGCCAGATCACAGGTATCCAGTTACCTCTTGATTTTATTGCACTTGCATGAATAGGCACAGCCTCTTGTCGTAGTGCATAGCTATCATAAACATATGCCACATCAGCATCTCTGTCCCATGCAATCCATACTGCTGCAGTCGGGTGATCCCAACCAAAATCTAGCCCACATATTCTTGTCCAATGATCTGGTATATCTATTGGGTCGCATACTATTTCATCTTCTGCTACAGGAAATACAAGACCAGAACCTATTTGTGGTACACCTTGCTCACGCATCTTTCTTTCGTGTGGTGGTAGTGCAGCAAGTATCTGCTCTCTTACGTCTGATGTCATGTGAGGTGCATCATCCCACCCAGCTTGTAATAGTGCTTGACCAGGTCTTAGATCATTCATGAACTGTGCTACTGTTTCTGTCATGCCTGACTCAGGTGTAAATGTCATATACACTATGCCACCTCTGTCTGCAGTTCTAGTAAGTGCTTGTGTGTAAATTTGTGTAGGTGGTTCTTCATCTAGCCAGACCACATCTACAGCTTCACCCATCCATTTTTCTTTGCCCATTTCATATGCTTTGAATGCAAGTCTTGACCACCCACCACTAACGTGCTTAACAACTAAGCTGTTCATAGCATTTGGCACACCTGGTTTTCTAGTTGTATCTCCTATATCGTCAAGTGGTATAGATCCTGTACCTTTAGCACTAGGATCATCTGGTTGACCTACAAGTTCTTTCTGACATACATCTCTAGTCGTTTCATTTGACACACCACCTACCCAGGCCCTTATAGGCTTATCAAACTTCTTGCCTTTCCACCAGTCAGGGTACTTGCCAGTTAAGTGATATGCCATCTCCATAGCACCACAAAAAGATTTACCTATCCTGTTACCAGCCATAAGTAGTCTTTGAGATGCTATAGTATTGTGAAAATTTACTTGATAGTCATATGGTTTGTAATATTTAAGTGTATTAGTTGCTTTTCTACGCTCAAGCTCTTTTGCTATTTCTACTGCTCTTTCTAAACTCATTTAAAAATTCTTCCTCTGTATATAAGCATTTATTCCAACAAAATACATAATTAGCACCATCATTATTTTGTACTATGTCAAGAGCATAATCGCAACAAGGACAGTTATAAAACCCCTCGTCATCACTTGAATTGTTTTCTTGCCAGTTTTCTAGTAGATATTCGTCCATTAATTAAGATCATCATTGCTAGAAGGCCCTACTTTTATTACTGATAGCAGTTTCCCTAGTTCGTGTTGAAGCTCCTCGTCTGTCTTTTTGTTTGTTACATCTTCAATCCTATTTACTGTCTGATAACCTGTCCTGTCAAGTAAAGAATTAATAGCACCTAGCTTTACTGACTGTGTAGTTTTCTCATCTTCTACCAGTTTTATAAGTTTATCTATAGCCAAAGGTGCAGCACTTGCCATCAACTTCCTAGTATGCTCTGTAATCTCGTGAGATAGCTTGTTTTTTAGCTCATATCCCTGTTGTTCTGCAGTTTTTTCTGAATATCCTGCCTTTATTGCAGATGCTGTAGCATTTCCTGTTTGTGAAAAGTGTTCTATAAAGGCTTTTTGCTTTTCTGTAAGCTGTCTACTTATCATATACATACATTCTAAACAATTTATCTTGTATATGCAAGTGTTTAGTAGTATTAACTACAGGTTAATATAAAAAAATACCCCTACAATGTGCGATCTAATCCATATATATATAGCAGTTGCTGTTGTTTGGGGGGGTACTACCCTTTTATACCATACTTTCTTTTTATACACTATAAACTTTTTATACTGTAGCCTTGAAAATGAATGTATGCGTGTATAGGAAACGATAATTTTTAGATCCTCCAGGTTATATAGATCCTCCTTGAATTATATTATATATATTAGATTGTAGTAACACTTCAATATTGCTTGAAATCTTTTCCTAGATTGTCAGCCGTTCAGCTAAAGTAGTTAATAATATTATTAAGTAATAAATATAATAAGAATCTATCTATATATAAATATACCTGCTAAAGTTTTTAATTAATATAATAAGTATAAATAAATTATTTAATAAATTATAAAATAATTGTTGCAATATATTATTAAATTATGTACTCTTAATATATCTTGACATGGAGGTCTTAAAATGAAAGATAAAATAATTTATTGGTTAAATGATGATAATGATATAATGATTCCTTATCGTTATTTATCAAAGGCTAGACAAGGATTAAAAGCATTTAAAAGAATGGGTTTTAATCTATATCCTGAAATATGGGAATATGTCGGCCACTATGAAAATCACGGTTTTACCAAAAAAGAATTAAAAGAGTTAAATATGTCTGGATACATTCCAGCATATTTTATGCCGTGTGTAGAGAGAAAGGAGGTCTTAAAATGAGTTTATTTATAGAATATGAAGAAATTCGTCCATCAATACCATATAATCTAACTTTACCTGATGACTATGATTTAATGGATATTTTAGATACTGAAGACTTGCCGCAGGGTTGGAATTCAGAAAGTTTTACAATTAAGGATTTATTACAACAATCCGATGATTATAAAACAAAAACAATTAATACAATATCAATATTTCTAGGTTCTTCTGAATTTGAAGATTATACAGAAATGGCCGATTGTAATATAGAGCAACAAGAATATGAAATGATTGATTATGATTATGAAATTGATGAAGATGGAGGATCAGAATAATGAATATAGAATATAGAATAATTGTTAATGATTCAGCTTTTAAAATAGATGAATCTTACGAAATTGAAAAAGATGCTGATGAATCTTATGAAGATTATGAAAAAAGAGCATTCAAAGAATTTGAACAATATAAAAATTTTCCCCGTGATGAGTGGGAATCGTTTGAATTAAGAAAATATGACTTAGATGAAGATGATTATCTTGATTGGGATATGACAGAATCAAAATATTATAATGGAGGTCAAAAATAATGACAAAGGAAGAAATAAAAATGATAAAAAGAAAATTTGAATATGGCGATTTAACATATGATGATGGCGATGGTGTTGAATATGAAATATGGTTAGATGAAGACACAGGAAAAAAGTATAATGTACCTATTCAAATAAATAGATATTTTGAAGAAATGGAGGAGGTCAAAGAAAATGACTAACTATAAAAACTTAAAACAATATATTAATGATGTTTTTAATTTTGACCTTTTTGATTTACCAGTTTATCAAATAGGAATTATAAAACATTATTATAAACTTGGTAAAACTAAAGTTATAAAAGATTATATAAGTGAGGTTGTTAAAAATGTCTAAGTACAAATTTACTCTAGAATTTGATCTTGAAATAGATTTAAAAGATACAATTTTTGCAGATGATGAAGAATTAAATGAAAACACATTGCAAAATTATTGGTATTTTTGGTTCGGTGAAAATGCAAATCAAGACTTAAAAGATTTTTTAAAAGAATATCAAGCCACTTTAATAAACTACACAATAAAAAATATTGTAGAAAAAATTTAATGATTGATTTTATAATTAATTTAAAGTATATTATTAATAAAGGAGGATAGAAAATGAAAGAAACAATTTATAGTATAGTGAGGCATGTTTCACAGTCTGGAATGACTAGGCACATATCTTTTCATTATATTGAAGATGGGAAAATGTATTCTATGAATCACCTTATAGCAGAAGCAACAGGTTATAAATTTAATAAAAATTATGATGCTTTAGTTGTCAAAGGTTGTGGGATGGATATGGCCTTTCATGTTGTCGAGCATTACAGTCGAGCAACAGGCAGGGAAGGAAATTATTATAGAAGTCAAATTTTATAAATACAAAGGAGGTTAGACAATGGAATCATGGAGCATAAAAGATCTT